TTTATTTATCTCTGGATCAGCAAGGCCATTAGTGAAAGTGACTCCCAAATCAATCTCTTTAGAATTAATAGTAGTCTTAATTCCAGAGAATCCAGTATCTATTGATCCTGTATAAGGTGAAATAGTTGAAGACGTAGATTCAAATGCTAAAACCTTACTGGTACTACTGACAGTATTCCAATCAGTTTGATCCTTTTTATTACCGAAGTAAGAAGAACGATCTTGCCAATACTTTAATACCTTAGTTTCACTATCAAATGATGCTACATATCCCTGAGCAGCTCCTGCAGTCACTGATTGTGATATAGCAGCACCTACAACAGGTGTAGAACCAACGGAATTCAACTTTATTGAATATAAAGATGAATAATCATTAGCAGTAATAACAGTTGTTGAAGAAGATAACTGGGGATTCTTTATAATTCCTACTTGAGAGAATTTAGTATCAATAGGAAAATCTTTAGTTGAATCATCAAATCTGGCATATACTAATACTTTATCAGTACCTAATTCAGTGTATATGTCATATCCATGTCCCTTAGAAGGTGGAATGATTGGTATTAACTTAGCTGGATTAGGAAGACTACTTCCTGCTGGTTGTAGTGAACCTAAATCAACTATGCCATAAGTATATCCACTCCCACCTGCTGAGATAACAGCATCAGTTATTGTTCCAGAAGCATCTACACTAATTGATACTTTTGCTCCTGTTCCATCACCATTAATTGGTACAACTCCTGCAGAATAATCAGCTCCGCCATCTGCAACATATACCTTCTTAATTTGATTTAAATTTATATCCGAATCACCTGCTTCTCTAACATTTTGAATCTGAGTATCTGTTGATGTTAACCAATTATTAGGAACTACAACATACTCTGTAGAATCAAATTTTAGAATATCACTAGGGGAAACAGAAAATAGATATTTCCAAATATACCCGTCCCCACTCGTTCCAGCTGCAGATGGTTCTAAATCTGTAAAAGTAGGTTCGTCTTTGGATACATTACCTTTTAAGTTTGTTCCTGATGAACCATTATCGATACAAACGTAAACTCTAAAATCACTATTAATTACATAGTAATTAGTATCATATAGCCTACTTAAATTGGAATTTGGTGCAGGATTTGAAATACTATAATCATGTCTGTACATGTCATAGCGAGTATTACTAGACCAAGAAACTTTTCTTATAAGTCTTCTAACATTGGAACTAGTAATTTTCTTCCCAAATAATCCAGTATCTCTATAAAAAGTTCTGTATTGCAGATTATCTGTCGGAGTTGGAGTATTGCCATTCCATTCACTATCCGAAGTGGTCCTACCAAAACCAGACACTGGGGAAGCTGGATTTGGAAGCCCAAGGAAAACATAATAAGAATTACTTGTATTCAATACAGAATCGACAAAATTACCTGCATTAGATATTCTGAATTGATCGGTTACTACTGCAGCCATATTAATTGTTATTTTTATAATAGATATTTATAATGATTTATCATATAGACTTAGGAAGTGCTCCGGTATCTCTTATACCAGTGCCTCTTCGCTGAATTGTTGGGAAAGTTGTTAATCCAACATCCACAGTATTACCAGTGACTGCTATAGAAACTGGTGAACTTCCTCTTGTAAATCCAGCAAGTCTTCCCCAAGAGAATCTACCAACAGGATCTGATGATGAAGAAGTGGTAGCAAGTCCGACTATTGATGAACCAGAATCTATGTAAGTTATAATAGAACCAGCAGCACCAACATTTGATATTTCTTGGATAAAGTATATATTGTCTGCAAATGTAGTACCAACACCAACCACTGATAAGTCATTATTAGCGATAGATGTTACTCCATTTCCGACAGTTGTATCAAAAATAAAGATTGGATGTCCAACAGACAAATTATTATAATTTGCTGTATCCCTATGCAAATTAAATTGAATTGCTAAGGTTCCAATTCCCATAGCATTTACTGTAGTAATCCCAGTAACAATTCCACTGAAACCTTGAATAATATCAATACTTCCAAGACTCTCGACAATTGGATTTGGAAGTGAAATTAAGACTTGTGGAGCAACTGTGTATCCAAGTCCAGGATTATTAACTGTAATTGCAGTAACTGAACCATTAGTTACCGTTGCAGTTGCAGTTGCAGTCGTACCAACACCAGCTAGAACTTGTGGTGGAGCAACAATTGAAACTGTAGGTGTTGATGTATATCCACTACCACCTGCAGTAACTGTATAAGATGAAATAGTACCTGCAGCACTTACAGTAGCAGTTGCAGATGCGATTACAGGATCTGCAGCACCCGAAACAACTAATCCACTAAAATCAGTAGCAGAATCATAATCAAACAAATCTGCATCTTCAACAAACAATTCAGTATCACTTGAACCAAGTGTATTAATAATCTTTGCAGTTGGATATATTAGTGGTTCAATAGAATCTCTTGATTTGTAAACTATTTCACCATTAATTATCTTATCAACCTTTTGTTTTGTCCATGCAAGTGGTTTGTAGTTTGTTTCATCTATTCCCTGTCCAGAATACAAGTTTGTTTCAAACTTATCTGAGTAGGATAAGTCGAAGATTGTTCTCTTATCTTGTGTCTTTGTTCCATTGATAGCATTGTTTTTGAATACCTGTACAATATCTCCTCGTTTCAATGACTGATTTATAGTTGTAATTAACTGATCATCTTCATTTCTTGTACCTCTGTAGAAGAAGACATCAACATTATCTTCCATCTTAGGTGCAGTAGTAAAGTTAAATGATGTTCCGCCATCAAATAAGTATGCTACTCCAGGATCTTGGATAACACCATTTACAACTACCAATAATGCATTAGCAAGATTTACTTCTGTTCCTGCTTCTTGTTCGAAACTTAGTAATTCATTGTTGTAATATATTGGGAATCTTGTTCTTGACCCATCCTGATAGTTCTTAATAGAATCGATATAGTCAAATTCACCAAACTGCCAAGCAGCAAACGAATCTGCATATACTTCATCAACATTTAATCTATACTCTGATACTGCTTCAATAACATTTCTGGATGTAACTAAACCAACAGGTCTGACTACATCTCCACGTTGGAAAGCATAACCATTGCTATCCATATCAAATTTGGTTACCTGGAAAGTATTTGAACCAATCCCACTAGTAATAGCAGCACCAACTTCAACATCAACTACTAATCCAGTTCCTTTATCGTGTGTAGCTCCAATTCCTAATCTTGATACACCTTCAACTTTAAGATTTTCATAGGATGGTGCAGAAACATATATCTCAGGATTTGAATAATTTGTACCAGCGGCACCAATATTAAAGGTTAAAGCACCACCACTTGCATTTGAAGATTTACCAACATTTACAGTGAATATATTACCATTAACATCTTCAACACCTAATACCTTTCCATCAGTCCAATGTGCTGGATCTGTTGTTCTTGGATATGTGTGAATAGATTTATGACTATCCATAGCACATGTCATTACAAATGAATCTGTTGCAATTCCAATCCAAGAATTTGCCTTCATAATAGCACTTGTTGCAGCACTAACCCAAGTATGAGCATAATTTCCTGCGGTGGTTATACCAACCTGCATTTCAAAAGTATTGGTTAATGCATTTGCAATTTTTATCCACTTATTGCTAATTGGATCTGATGATCTTGGATAAGAATGATTACTAACACCACCGTCAAGATCACATTTAAATGTAAGTGAATTATCTACAATCTTGACATAATCACCAGTACTAAATCCATGAGATGCTGAAGTAACTGTCATTATTCCTGTTAAAGGAGTATAAACAGCACCAGTTACATTTTTATATGTTGCAG